CTCGCCGGGGTGTTTGGTTTTGACCAGACGCTTAAAGACCGTGGAGCGCCGCGTGAGGCCCGCTATCACTCTGCCCCACTGGTGGTAGCCGTCAATCCAGACTCGGCCCCTCAGTGAGCCGTTATGGTGTGTTCTCCGGCACCACGAGACTGCTCTGCGCTTCTCTGATGGTGTCCAGGCGCCGGTTTCGGCTAAGGCAGTTGAAACCACGCAGCTATCATCGTCGTCGTCGCTTTCTCCCTCGCCAAATGGATCGCTGAAAGCGTCTTGCAAACCACTCAACCCGTATCCGTAATCATCTGGGTTATCTACCCCGTGCTGTCCTGTTCCGTAATCGTAACTGACGTTGGGATTATCGAGGTTTGTGCTATCAATACCCCAACCTCCCAAAGCAGACGGATCGGCTTGCGGGCCCATTCCTGTGTCAACAACCTCCTCGGGGATTCCCGAACTATACGGATCTTCGGGGTTGAAATAATCATATGCTTTTGATCCAAGCTTCCCGAGGGTAGCCATGGCCCCAATAGGTCCGGTTAATCCCATGCTGGCGATTCCGAGCGCCCCTTTGGCAATATCACCGAACCCTACATCAGAGTAATCACCAAGCGGTCCTGCTTCGGGCATGGCGCCGGATGCCGGGTCTTCTCCGGTCGTGTCTATAACGTCCGGGATAAGTGGGTTAGGCGCTCCGGGCCCTGGGAGCGTTAGCGGCATATTGGATATTTGAGGCGCGGCAGAAGGAGCCCGTTCAAAGTTGAACTGGTATGGCCTTTGTGCCGGGTCGTCAGAGCCCCACGGGTCGTTTGCAGTATACCCGGTGGATTCAAAGTCGGGGCCGTAATACTTGGACAGCAACGGGCTACGCGGCCTGTCTTCGGCATTGAGTTGATTGAAGATGTCTCGAATGTTCATGACCACACCACGTAGCTATAAATAGGGATACCGCGTCCACCTGCTGTCGTTGACGAAGCCGACGAAGACAGACTCGCCGGAGAATGATGAAGCACGCACGCGCCTTCTGTCAGACTGGTTATGTTCGGCAATAGGTTTCGTGCGCTCTCGTTCGATGCCATCAAGGTAATCACGCTGTTCACATCGATACGGGCATCGATCAAGGGTGTCGAAGAACCTGTCACTGTGAGACTGATAGAACCCCGGTTATTCGTTCTGCCCTGCATGACACCGTTAACGACCTCTGCAAGCTTTCTTGACCACTCGACAGGCTTTGCACTCCACGTCAACGGAGCCGTAGGATGGGTTCTGGCGTCTTTTCTTGGGGATGTGGGCACTATCTACCCCCTGTCGCTTCGTAGTCTATTTGAACACCCGCAATGAGTGACCATGTAGCTGAACTGGACAGAGACACTGTTGACCGGGTGTATCTATCCTCGGTGCGCTGCATGCAAAGACCGTCGGCGTTGATTTCAGAACCACTTGAATACACAACAGGATCGATCAACCTGTTCCTGTGCCCTACGCTGGCCCTGATGCCGCTTCCCGTCGAGCCCTGCACGATCGGACGTATCGAATTGATCTGTGCTCTGCCTGTCGTATTTAGTTCAAGTTCTGCGGTTTCCAGTACGGCTGCCGTATTCGGCCCATCGAAATAACCTAGAAATCCAGCAGCATCGAAGGCCGCGAACTTCTCCGCGCCACCCTTCCACTTGTCTGCGTCCAGGGATGGCCCAAGCAACACGTCATCGTCCATGCTGGTTGATATCGCGTCAAGGGATTCAAGGGTGTAGCCAGGGGTAGATATGTTGCCCAGAAGTGTCGTGTCCTGATCCAGAACCGCCCACTTACGTTCGGGCCAGTGATAGACGAATATCTTGTTCGACGTGCCGGTGTTGCCTTCTCCGGGGAATGCCCAGAAAACATTCTTTAAAACAGGGTCAACGCCCGCTGTAACAAGATGTCCGTTTTGAGTATCGAAAAAATCATAGAACTCATCGTCTACAAAGTTCTCCCCAATGGGCGTGCTTTCCACACCATCGAAGGCCATGAATCCTTCAGGGGCTATATAGAAGATAAACCTGCCCCAATTAATGACACTCGTCGGAATTAACGTCCCCCTTCTCTGATCTACCACATCGATATCAAAGACGGTCGGGCTGCCGGTGTAGTTCATTCGCCTTATGACGTTTTCCTGAAATACAACGGCGTACTCAACAGACCCTATTACCCGTTGTACCTGTCCACCAAAGGCAAGATCCTGATAGTCACACTGAGTCGTCCGATTGGGTGTCCAGTCCCGTGCGTCTCTAATAGCTGACCACCACACCCGTGACGGCGTTAACCCTCCCGCAGTGGATGATATATTCCCCCCAACTACAAAGTCCCTCAAAGCCGTAATGTGCTTCATGCGGGGCTTGTCCGCCGATGTAATCAACGTTGTGGAGAACGTGAGGCTTCCGATTGTCGTCTGTTGGGGTTGATGATCGAAGTCGGGACATGCCGCAATAATCCTGTTTCCGAACCGGGTGAATTCCCACACCCCCGAAGACCCGAGATCATAGGTTCCTGAAACAGAACTACTTGCATCCGAAAACGATGTATTAAGAAGCTTATAAAGTTTTGTCTTATCCCCAGCGTAAACATGTCCAACGCCGGAATCATCCTTGATCCCGATCAACCCACGAGGTCGAGCTGTGAGTGCGTTTTCCGTAAACCGCGTGAAGTCCTTAAACGGCCTGAACCCATCCACGGTAGGGATAACATTCCGCACCAAAGGCGAAGCCCCTTGGAACGCATCTATCCTGTCTGGAGCGTAACTGTGGAAAGGGATGACAGGTGTTTTCATATATAATAAGGCCGGATACGACCGGTCGCTATCTGGTCGTTGGTTTCATCTCTCAAAGCGTTATAGGCATCGTGTTCCCTACCGGATAGAAAATCCAACCCCCTCTGCTTCATCACGCCCTGTTCCTGTTTAGCAATCGAATCACGCAGATATGATATCCTGATGCTGGCGACGGCACGTTCCTTGATTAAGGCTGCACCGTGTTCATACCACCCGCCTATCCTGTTGTGATGACTGGCTGTCGATGTCGGTGTGCTCGATCCCGTCCCTGTAAATGACCCCGTGAGACTCGTTAGAAGTGGTCTTTCAAGGTACGCGAGGAGTATCGTCATGCTTTGGTTAGGCACCGGATACATACGCATCTGACTGTTGTAGATCACATAATCCTGGGGGATGCCGAGAGACCCATCAATCTGGCGGTCCTTCTCTTCCATCTCTCCCCATGAGATTGGATTGAGCGTTATATAGCTGTTGTTGTATTCAAGCTTTACGCTGTCGATCTTCACATATCTGACAAGGGACGTGGACAGACTGTAATACCGTGTCCCCGAGACTGTCTCACGCAAGACAACATCTTTGCGTTCGGACCACGTTGTCCGCATGGATTCGTAATGCTTTAAGGCCGAGTTGATTTCCCGGTTGATAACAAGCCCGACAGAAAGAGACGGCGACCCGATAATTTCATCAGGCCGCCTGTTCAACTCATTAGCGATAATGGTTCTAAGATGGGCGGTGGATGTCATGCACAAGCTCTTTCATGAAAGTATATCCCCTTGCCCACATGTTTCCCACAGTGTCGGCAATAGCCCTTTAATAGTTCCCGTGCGGGCCGCTGTTCTTCACGCTCGACTTCGAGCTTGACGACTTGTTCCGGGCGGACTTGCTCATGCCACTTCGCATGCTCTCGGACCCGCTCATATGCGTGCCTTCGGCGGTGTTCGGGCTGCCCTTGCTGTAACTCGATTTCGCGTTGGCGATGTTGCCCGGCTGATTCGGACTTGCCCAACCCGGCGCGCCCCTGCTGCTCTTCGATGAACCCATCGGTTTGTTCCCTTACAATTGCGCGGCGTCTCATCCGACTTCCGCTAATGGTTGCGGCTTTAACTCATTCACTTCGGCCTCAAGCGCCGCGATATAGGAATCCCACCACTCACCGGCAAACGGTATATCGCTGCCTATCATGTCAGGAGTCCCTCTGGTGAAGTGAACCACTTTAGGATCAGTCGACTTGGACCAACCCTCTAACCAATTCCAACGCTCATCAAGAGCGCCGATTTCGTCCTCGTTCAACCATCTCAAGGCATGTAAGTCTCCGCCCGTCCAATGGTTTAATCTGAATGTGTTCATGCGCTTGCACTTGGATGGGCGCATCAGCATGAACGATGACCAGTTCTTTCTGAAATACTGCGTCTGGACACAACCGTACATCTTCCGGTCTTCTTCCGGTTCATGATTATGCTGGACACACCAAAGCGACTTTCCGACGTAGCTATCATCCAGAAGGTCTGCGATGTCCCCCCGCCACAGCATATCGGGATCACAGAACAAGACCAGATCGTCGGTGTAATTCGCCACTATCGGGACAGCAAACCTTGCAAAGCTGAAAGCTGAGCTAAATGGTCTGCCGTCGTGCCGGTCGTACATCTGACCGTTCACCTTATCAGACACCAGCCCGTTATCCAGACCATTATCGACAGACACGCCACGCCAGTAGATTTCTTCCTCTCTCAACGGCCTGTCCCAAATGGGGATAATCTCGACCGGGATGGTCGCGTGCTTCAACAGGCTATACCGACAGACATTGAAAGCTTTGTCGTCAATCGGATCGTAGCCGATGTAGACTTTAAGCGGTTTCATGATCCACCTTCGGTACTGCCACGCAGACAATTTCCTTGCCTGTGCCGCCGCCCTTCATCTGGTAGGAGTTGACCTGCCACCGAACCATAATGCGGTGCAGCCACCAATTGCCTTGCTTGATCGTGATATGAGCGTTTCTCCCGTCCGACAGAAGTTTGCGCGCCGGTTGTGTCGATATAACGAAGAAGACAACCTTGCCCGCCAGATCATGAATATGGTCAAGTACATCGTCTACACAGCCCTCCTCAACGTGTTCCATAACATCGCCACAAACTACCAAATCAGCCTTGTTCGGCGGTGCGTCCAACCCATCCATGCAAGGGTCGTACCCCTTTATCATCAGGTGAGGAAGCGTCTCGCTTAGCGTCTGTTTTCCACACCCGTAATCGAGCACGCTATTGCAGTCGTGCAGAACATACAGCTCACTGACAGGACCGGCCCACTTTGCCCCGCTCGTCCCATATTGGGGGTTCTCGTGAAGTTGGCGGTTCTGCTCTTTGTACGCGTCACTTAGTCTCATGCCGCCCGCTCCTTCTGTGTAAACAACCTGACCCGCTCCGCTGCATCTGCAATCGCAGGCCCCCAATCTTCACCTGATTTCTGCCTTATCAGGTCGACCGAATTATACCACGGCATGTTACCGATTACACCATATCTCCACGATGGCTGCGACGGGGTAAGACACAGCGTCGGGATACCCAATGAGCCTGCAAAGTGGACTGCCGACTGACAAACGGTAATCACCATGTCCAACTCGCTAATCAGTGCCATGGGGCGGTCTATGTTCTTCGCCTGAGCTACTTCCGGCCAGTGGTGGACCTTCAGCCCTGTTTTCTCGAATAGCTCGTCTACGTTGGCCTTGGCGTCCCCTGTATACTGGAGACTGATGAAGTCGGCCTTCTCCCTCAAGATAGGAGCCAGTTCAGTCAGGAAGATTGATCTGAGATGAACAGCCGTGCTTTCAACCCCTCCCTGCCATGTAATGCCGATCTTCGGCCTTGGGCCTAGTTTATTGAGCCGTTTCCGCATCACCCGCGCCATCTTCGTATTAGGTTTGATATAAGGTGTGCCGGGGAAGTCTCCGTCCCTATGGCGGCAAAACCGGGGAAGACTGCCAAGCGCGATTTTGAAGTCCGGTTTCCCGTGCTTCTGTGTCCACGCAGCCCCATCCACTTCATTCGTCCCAAACACGAGACAGTTTGGAAACGACCGCTTATAGAGGCTGTGCATTCGCGGGCTCGGCTCCAGTACGAATCTGGCCCCCGGCACCTTCACCATGTCCGCAATGCAGCTTGCAAACATGATCTCGTCACCCAAGCCCTGCTCGCCATGAATAGCAATCAGGCCCGGGCTCTGACCGTCCCACCACGGCGTCATGCCGTCTGGGTGATAGTTCCTTTCTGCAATGTTGTAATTCGCTGCACCGGTATCCAATCGGATTTCATGGTCGTCCCAGGCTCGTGCCCACTCCTGAAGTTCCAGCAATAGCAAAGCTCTGTGCCAACGTGATTTTTTGTGATCAGGATCTAAGGCTAAACTGTCGTCCGCGTAGACCATGCCCCTGGCAGGTGTTCCGGTGTTGATGTGCATACCTGCGAGGTTGGACAGGATATCAGCCTGAACGCGAGGCTTGTCCTCTGGCGTGCGTTTCAGAGCCTGTTCGAAGCATTCCGCCGCTTGATCCTTTTTCTGTAACCCTCTCCAGACTAAACCGAGATTGTTCCATGTCTCCGGCATCTCGGGCGCCAATTGAGTAACTTGTCCTAATATCTGTAGAGCAAGGCCGTGATTGCCCTTCTCCATGTAAAGCGACCCGAGACAATACAAAATCAGCGGATTGCCGATGTTGTGGGTCAGTATTTCGTTATATAGCCGTTCGGCTGTGTCCAGGTCTTTCTCACCCGGATTATAATCCTCGTCCACGCCCTCGTGTAATCGACGAGCATGGTCAAAGAGTGTTTGTGAATCTACTAGCTGCATGTTGGTTCCTTGTTTTGCCGCCAAAGAAAGGAAAGGGGGCCGAAGCCCCCAATCCTGTTAACGCATCGTTGTTCGACCGGTCACGCCACCAAGGGTGTATGAACACCAGAAGTTAGCGACAACCGCCGTTTCTGATGCAGATGTTGCTACACCAAAGCGAGCGGTCAACCAGACGAAACGACCGGCGCCGTCCACGTTGCCCACATCTTCCGATATGGATACGCGAACCGGCATCAGTTGTTCGACACCACGCGGTTGATGGCGCCCGTCTTTTGCGATGACTGGATCGCTTGACGCACTACCAGACAGAGAGAAGAAACCAAGCCCCGAAGGTGAGGCTGACGTTCCTAGCTCTACGCGCTGATTAGCAGCACCAAGCAAGCGGTCATCATCAGACAGATACAGACACCAATCAAGAATCGTGCAATTTGCAGGTACGCGGCAAAGGTACACGACCGAATTGGTGGTCATCGTATCGGTTAGGGACACATGGCCCCCGGCGAATTGCATTCCGGTGTGAGCACTCGACGGAGTGGTCAGTTCGGACATTGTGTATGGACCTGCCATAATTATATCCTCCCTTATGCCGGGTTAGCTGATTTCGAACTCAGAACAATCGAGCTGAAATCGATGCTGTTGAAGATCGCCTTCTTCAGGCCCCAGATCATGGATGCGGAAACGCCCAACTGATTCTCATAGTCGAACAGTTCTTCAACCCATTTCATCTGGTTGCCTGCGTCTCGACGACCCGTGCCAAAGCATGCAGCTTGCGCCCCGCAAAAGATGGCCCGGCGCACAGAGCTGGTAGCATCTTGCAATGCAGCGGGAGCAAGCGGAACGCGCGTGCTTTCGTGAAGGATGACGCCATTATATTCACCCAACGCGCCGTTATAGATCGGATTGTTGGTATAATCGCCGCCTTCCACCCTGGCGCGCATGATGTCGAACCATGTCACGGTGTTCGCGGTGTTATTCTTCCGCAATTGCCGTGTCTGGTTTGGGTGGATAAACGCGACATACTTATACTGCCCATCGATACGAAGGGGACGGATAAGAGGCGTGGACGTCTTAGCCACATTGACCGCGAGATCAATCAGGCCAAGAGTGAAGCCATCACCGTTTATGCCGATCAGTGACGCTGTGGTGCTGTCTGAAAGCGATGCTTCCGTAGCGTCGCCCTGTACGCCGATCAAGTGACGGGTATTGCCCGAAGTCGTACTCGGAGCCGTTACCGCCTGCATACCAGACAAGTTGATACCAACAGACGTGTTGCCTGCCAGTTGGTTAAAGAAACCAGCGTCAATCTTATCAGCCCACCAATCGCGAAGGCCGTCCTGGGCTTCTTCGCGAACGCTAAACGGAACACGCTGTTCGGACATTTCACCACCGGACCGCACCGCATGGCGCAGTTGATCGATGAAAAGGTCATCGGTGAAAGTGGTCAAGCTTTCTTCGTTGCCTTCCAGCGTTCCGTCACCGTTAATACCGGTTCCGGTCAACTGCATGCGAAGGCCAACCCGAATGCGGTCACCCGCAGACTTGCTAAGATCGTCCTTCACATAGACAAGGCTGTCTTTGCTCGTGCCCATGAAACGCGAGACATAAGTCTCTTTCAGGGCTTCGCGATGAAGACGCTTTGACCACAGCTTCACCGCAAGAGGGTCATTGACCCCATACGATGTATTAGCCATCGGCTAATCCTTTCAAAGCTGAGTTGATAAACTCCCCTTAACGTCGGGAATCACGTCCACACCATTACGCTGGTGAGCCACGAACAGCCTGATTACGGTCAGGAGGCAACCGACGACCGATAACGGTGGTCAACCGATGCGCTCGTTAAGTGAGCGATCCTACCCGAGGGCGCCCGATGAACGGGCCTTTTCGAACGCCTTATCGAAGTCATCACCATCGAGTTCGGCAAGGCGTGCCAGGGTCACGGGTGCTGACCCTCCGTCCCCGCCTGTACCAGACAGGGAATTGTTTGCGTCTTCCGTCTTGGCAAGACGCTCTAACTTGTCCTCGTCCGTTTGCTTGGCTTTGTAGCCACGGGCTACGGCGAGTTCATAGATACGTTTAGCAGGATTTACGCCCTGTTGAAAGGCCCTTGCGACAATCTGCTCCTCCTCACGCTCCAATATCCGGGAACGCTCGGCAGAATCAATGACACCGCGCAGCTTCAGTTCGCTGTCCATTGTTTCCAATGCAAACTTGTATGCCTCGCCAGCGTCGGGGGTGTCGTTGGAAAACTCCCGTGCCGCGTTGGAATACATATCAAGGAACTGCTTTGCCTTCTGTTCCTTGGCCTGTCCGTCCTGCTGGGTCTTACGATCCTGTGCATCGTCATCAAGGCGCTTTTCTATACCTTCAAGCTTGTGTCTGGTGAACGCGTCGGGATCAAGATCGAAGTCAGGTGTCTCGACCTTGGGATCGACTGTTTCCTGTGCACGGTTTAGAACCTGTTGGAAGGTGTTCTCCATGCGGCCTATCTGTGCCGTTTGCTGGGCAATCTGGTCTTCAAGGGCCTGACGCTTGTCACGTTCCTCCCGCAACACCCCATAAGGGACGGTTTGGGGCTCTTTCTCTTTGGTCTCTTCCTTGACCTCGACAGGTCCTGCTACCGGCTCCTCGGTAGTTTCCTCTGTCTGCTCGTCGCGCTGCATTTCATCCATCGTGGCCTTATCTTCTGCGGTGTCTTCACCAACGATTGCGTCGATATTGTCCGCCATTTAGTCAATCTCCATCAATAGCTGCATAATGATTTCCTCGTCTGCTCGCTCTCGTTTACGGCGCACCACTCGGAACGCCTCCAACCGGTCCAGATAGACCGATAACTGATCACCCAACGCCCTGTACTGCTCGGATACCTCTGCCACGTCCTGTGCGGCATCAATCTGCTTTTCAACAGCCTTAGCCCGGCGTGTAAGGGCCCCCAGAGAGCTGGCAAGGCTCCTAAGCTCCACTTGCCCCACCAGATTAGACTTGCGTGCCTGTGCAAGCTCTGTGCGGGCGTCATCCAATGCCGCCTGATGTGGTAACGGCTCGGCAGGCTTAACCTTCTTGTGCGGTGGGAGGTAGAACCTTTCCTGTTCCCACCAATATATGTGTCTGTTCGGTGCTCCACGTCTACGCTTTCCTGCGTCCTCTGTTGGTACAACGCCACCTTCCCATGCACCAACAGCCCAACTGGCGAAGATCCATGCACCATCAGCCCATGCGTTGCCGATAGCAGCCATTAGCTAGTGCCTGCCGTCTCCATGTCTTCCAACACATCCTCGACCACAGCAGCAGATAGATTGCCGTCATTGTCACGCTCGAAGGATACGCGGCGCTTGGGCTTCTGCAATACACGTTCAAGACTGGAGTCAATAGCCTCGTCAACAAGGTTCTTGGCGCCCTGGGCGTCGCTGTCTACCTTGGCCTGTCGGTCGACTTCAAGCTTGGCAAATCCTAAGGCTAGATCGTTTTCAAGCTTCTCGCGTTGGAGTGCGTTGTCTTCTGCTGCCTTCTCGCGCTGGAATGTCACGTCAAGGCGGAACTTCTCCTGTTCCATTTGAAGATCGGCAGTCATTTCACTCCGCTTGCGAGCAGACTCCGCTTCGGACTGCTTGAGTTTGTTATCGGCCTCAAACTGCTTGAGTTGCATATTAGCCATCGTTTCTTGGCGCTTGTCCTTCAGCTTCTTGTTCTCCTCGCCAAGTTTAGCCAAAGCTTTATCACGTTCGGCAATGCCTAACTTGACTTCGGGAGGTATCTCACCTTTCGACTGCTTATCGATAAGCTCTTTCCATTTTTGAGCAAGTTGTGACGGAATTGGGGCATAATCGAGCAGTTCTGGCGGGATGGGAATGCCAGCCTGCAACAGACCAGGAAGCATGCCTTGCAGAACCTGATATACTCCTTCCTTCTGGTTAGGTGAGGTCGGGCTTTCATCCACAATAATGTCAAACTTGTGGGTGCCTTCCCGTTTTCGTAAGGGAACATACTCTTCATTGCCCTGCTCTCCCATGATGCGGATTAACCGGCCATCGGATATGTACTCATCAATGAACTTGAGCATGATGCGCCCTTGTTCCTTGCGGTACTTCCTCATGGCATCGAAGTAAGGGGCAAGCATCGTGATGCCCTGCTTTCGCCTTTGTAACTCCACCACGCCCGACTGATCGCGGTTGGTCTGTCCCAATCCCTCCAAGGGTATGCCGACCACTTCGTGCACAGACTCAAGGGCGAAGGCCATCAGCTTATCAAGACCCGCAGGGTAAACCCCGACCGGCTTGAACATAATCTTGTTGTCTCTGATCGCGCCCGGCTTGGCCCAATGCACGGCGTCAGGCGATGCCCACTTATCTTCAACCTCACGCGGGTCATCGAACGCATCGGACTCGGCAATGATGCCGCCCTTTGAATTCTTGTTGATGATATCGATGATAGAGCTAAAGAACTTGTTGCCCCATTTCTGAGGGTCCATCATCGCCAATACGACACCGGTCCATACGTTCTTGTTTCTGTCCCTACGTCCTGTGATTGGGGTGAATGTGAAGCCTTCTTCCCTCAATTTCTTGTCGCTCAGCTTGACATTGCCTGCAATGAACGCCTCTCGATAAATGCGCCGCTTCTGCTTGACGTGCTTGATTCCCATCTCTTCAAGAGACGATTTCATCTTGTTGAACTGAGCAACGCTGAACTCTGTCGCCTTTTCTCCTACACGATATACGTCTTCCAGGTCATACCATTGGTAATGGGCGATAGTGACCTGTGCGTCATCAGGGGTAGTGCTGCCGTTCTGCCGGTTACGATAGGCGTCTTGAGGGTAGACATGATGCCTGACACCACCCTCGCGGTCCTCCATGCCCTCTTCTTCCCATGGTCCTGCTGCTGCTTCCAGATCGGCGTCCGGCCAGCGTTCTTCAAACTCATCCAAGCTGATGCGCTTGATCATAATCTGCCACTTGCGGTCTTGAATATTCTTGCGCCGCGCGTTCTTGTCCCAATACATCCAGAGAGGATCGACCCGTTCTATCAGTATCTCGCCATCGGGTTCAATCTCTGTTGATATTCTGGTTTCCGTCCACCCCATCCCGGCTATCAGGCTGTCGGTGAAGGCGTCCGTCTCCTCGTCCTCGGCATCACAGTTATCGCGCACCCAATCAGATGCGGCGGTGTACATTTCATTGACCTTCACATCGCCCATCTCGCGGGGTATGTAGCGGGTCTCCTGTCTGTTCTGGATTTGAGTGCCGACAATGGCGTTGATAACCCGGCTGATGCGGTTGAACGTCACCGCGATACGGTTCTGTTCCTTCATGCCCGCTATGTCTTCGTCGTCCCACTGCCTGCCAGCGTCGAAATCAAAGGCCATGCGGGCGCCTTCACGCCATTCCATCGTGTAGTCGCGGCTTTCCTGATACCGGCGATGGACGGTGGTTACTAGGTCGTCATCGTATTCCATTACCTGCTCCGGCCTCGCCTGTCCTTCACCTTGTCCATGGTTGGCAAGGAGTTCGTGTTGTATATCCGTAGCTTGTGCTTGCCTGCCTTGCCCGGCGGCGGACGTGTCACTGGTGCCTTGGGTGCCTCGGGCTGTGGTTTGTAGTCGTCAACCTTGGATGGGAGGATGCCGAGCGGCTTATCCATCATATGAACCACACCAGCAATTTGAACATTATCTCAATCATTGCCTGTTCAACATGCCCATGGGCTGCTGCATCATCTGCCTACGCATGACGGCGCCGGGTGTCTGTGTCGGGTGTGGCTGTTGATACTCAGGTGCCTGCATGCCTGGATCGGCAGACTGTGGCGGTATCTGCTGCGGTTGCTCTGCCCTGATGGCGTTGGCGAACTCCTCCATTAACGACTGTATCTGTTCAGGCGTCATAGTCTTGATGGCCTTGGTTAGCTTTTCATAGTCCATTGTCTTCTCCTATGCCGCCCATGCGCTTCTCTTACTCTTGCCGCCTGAATATCTGTCCCGGCCCCGTTGCGTTGCACTCTGCGGGTCAAACGCTACCATGGCGCCGGTATAAAAGGCACTGGACCCGTGACTTGACCAATCATGCACATACCCTGGCCTGTAGTAGGGTCGTGCGTCTGTACTGCGTTCCTCGTCCAATTGCTTACGGAATGCCCTGATTGCATCCAGTCCCGCTGCGCAGTCGGTCTTATCAAACCAGCATCGAGGGAGTATCTGCCTTACCCTCGTGATTGCGGTCTGAACATCGAACCGTGGTTGTACCTCAGGTTGGATGCCTAAGTCTCCGTATAAATCCCTCAACGACCTGCCGCCGCTTGCCTTGGTCTTGTGTCCCCCGTCATGAGGAAAGATATGTCGACCGTAGTTATAGCCTTGCTCTGCGGTCTTCTTGTTCAGTAAGGCCACGTCCTGTGCGGGTGTGCGGTAGCTCGCCTCTTCGTAATCAATGAACCTTAACTCATTGCTGGCTATTTGCATAAACCAAATTGCGGTAGCGTCTGCGTTGCCTAGATCCCACCACGTATGCACTGGTAGTGCTTCGTCGTGGGCTACTCTCGTTATCCTGCCGTCGTTCTCGGCTTCAATCAACTGATCGCCCCAGAAGCTGCCTTGTAATGGTGCATCGAATGAACACCAGAACTCCTGTTGAATCAACTCCTCCGGCATCCCTGCCTTGCGCTCAGCTTCGATGGCTTCGAGTGTTATGCTGTCGGTATCATTAACAGTCAGCTTCTCACAGAACCAGTCAGGGTTATCACGGGCCATCTCGTACATGCGTGATCCGTGATTTCTTCCTCTCGGTGTATAAGGAAAGATTGCCCATCCACCATTCTCTGCGAGGATTGGCCTTAGATAGTCCCATGCCGCCGGGTTGGCTAAGGCGTATTCAGACATCACCACTCCAACGGGGTTGGTCCCCATCAATGAGTCGTAGTTATCCGACCCGGCACAGTACCATATCGAGCCGTTCTTCATCTCGATCTTCATTTCGTCGTGGCGAATATGCTTTACCATTCCCGGACCGCCTGGGTTGTCCCATCCAGGCCACACATCCAGTACCCGCTTGCCGTTGGCGCCGATGTTCTCCCATACCACGCGTCGAGCCTGGATATGTGTAGGGAGCATGTGCCAGTAGACCCCTACCCTTCGTTGGCTGGCTGCTGTTGTCCATGCAAGGGCTGTGCTGTCCTTCCCTGCTCTGCGGTGCCACATGGCAACGGCTCTAGTTCCACCACCGTTCATGTAGTTCCAGAGATTGTCCTGATATGGTCTGCATTGCCAGTTGTGGGGGATGTGTATTTCAGCCACGTTTTGTCGGGTCGTCTATGATAATGTGAAGAGTGCCGTCTATCTGTGCGTCTATGGCTTGGGATGGCTTGCCGTCCAGCCTGTCGCCGACCTCTTTTACAGCCTGTATGTCGCCTTTAGCTGCTGCCCCTACTAGGTTGTCAGCTAAGAGGTTGAGATATCTAGTTTTTTTGACTTTCCCATTTTCGTCTTTTTCCTCGTGATACCGATGGACTGCCTTACGTACGGCATCGGCCCATATCTTATCTGATTTAGGTCCGGGCATTGTGTTCAAACCTTCGGATAATGCTGGTTTTATCCAACTCCCTTGATACCGCGTCGGCGAATGCCTGTTCTTGCTGCTGTTCTATCTTTTTATGATATTCGTCTGTCCTGCCGCACCTCGGGCACTCAACCACCTTGGGGCTTCCATTAGTCCACGACTGTCCGCAACCTGGGCAAGAATGAAAGCATGTGAGCATTACACA